CGGCACCAGACGCAGGTGCACCGGATGCAACAGAACCACCAGCAGACGACACATCTAGCAGTAACATTGAATCAGCAGCAAAAACTTTCGCAACGGCTCTAGACGCTGTATATTTAGAAAGCATAGCATTAGGAGTGGAATCGGCATTAAAACCATTAATTGCTCAATATGAGAAAAATCAAGATCAGAAAGAAGCAGCTAAACAGGCCATTTATACAACATTAGCTAATGCAAATATAAAATACGTACGTCCAGCCACTACCGATCATACTAAAAATGATGCACCGGAACAAGATATACCAACGTCGGATACATCCGATCTAGCATAAACATTATGGGAAAAAACAAGTTACAAAACATCAAAGCTATCGAAAAAATGCTCGATGGCACACACAAATTTCAAACCAAAAAAACAGTAGGATTCAGTGATACTGATGCAACACAAAAACGAAACGAACATCATGAAATTGGTGATACGTGGGAAACTGTCGACGCAAATGGAAATATAACCATTGTAGAGCAACACGATGGATTCCGAACACGTAAGCCAAAAAATTCAGAAGTATTAAGTGAAGTACGAGAAGAATTAAAAACATTTGCCAATTGTCCAAACGAAACATGCACGTGTGATCCAACATATCATCTTAATAAAAAAATGCGAGCAATTCACGGAATGTGTTTTGACTGCGTTATTGACATGGAACATGAATTAAAAAAACAAGGTAAATTTGAAGAATATGCTCAAGAAAAAACTCGAGCTAATGCATTAGCATGGTTGCAAAAAGCCGAACAAGATGTTAATATGTTGCGGGAAGTATATACAGAAGCGTCTAAACTAGTAATCAATAGCAAAGGAGATACAGAGTCTTGGGCAGCACAAATGACTCCTGAAGAGTTCGAAGAAAAAGTTATAAACGGATTTGAAGAGTATAAACAAAACTTTTTAAATAAATTAGATAAACACACAAACGGAGAAAAAAATGAAAATTTGGAACAAGATTAAAATGTATTGGTTTTGGATTGTCGGCGGCATAATTTCAGTTATAGCAATCATATCAGCATTTGGAGGATTATTCAAACGAAAAAAATCTGAAAAAATTCAAGAAAAAATTGATGATAACGAAAAAAAGATTGAACGAGTCAAAGGTAAAGAAGATCAATTAAAAACTCAAAAACANAAAGTTAAACAAGATTTGACTGATCTTAAAGAAACAGTCAAAAAAACTAAAACGGTAAAACGTAAACCCNGCCGTCCAAAAAAATCTGTAACAGACGCAAAAAAGAATATTGTTTCAAAAACTAAAAGAAAAAAATGAAACAATTAATTTTTGCAATATTATTTCCAATAACTGTATTCGGACAAACTGTATCTGATACTTGTTTCACAGAACAACAATTAATAAACATATCAGAAACATTAAATGAACTGTATTATCAAGACTCAGTTAACAATGCATTAATATATCAACAAGATGCGGTTATACAAAAACAAGATGAGTTATTGCAATTGGATTCATTACATTTACAATTCAAACAACAACAAGTTGATCTGCTTGAAGAAAACATAAATCTATATGTTAAACAACAAAAACATTTACAACCTAAATGGTATAATCATAAATTTATATGGTTTAGCGCTGGAATATTAACTACAGTATTAACAGGTAAATTTATAGTAGAGGTAATACAATAATGGCAAATCCAAGTATAAAAGAAATCATTCAACAGCAATATCAAATGTGTGCTGCTGATCCAATTTTCTTTATGCGACAATATTGTTATATACAACATCCTAAGCGAGGTAAAATAAAATTCAATTTATATGACTTTCAAGAGGATTCACTATCACAACTCAGAGACAACCGATACAGTGTTATATTAAAGTCTAGACAGTTAGGTATATCAACATTAGCTGCAGGATTTGCTTTATGGAGCATGTTGTTTAATGAAGACTTCAACGTGTTAGTTATTGCAACTACACAAGAAGTAGCAAAAAATCTAGTAACTAAAGTTCGTGTAATGCATGACAATTTACCGAGTTGGTTAAAAGGTACTATAGAAGCAGACAACAAATTATCTTTAAAATTTAAAAATGGTTCTCAAATTAAAGCAGTATCAAGTGCAGGTACGGGAGCACGTTCGGAAGCATTATCTCTATTAATAATAGATGAAGCTGCGTTTATCAGAAACATTGAAGAGATATGGATAGCATCTCAAGCAACACTATCAACGGGTGGTGGCGCTGTAGTTTTATCTACTCCAAATGGAGTTGGTAATTGGTTTCATAAAACTTGGGTAGACGGAGAAACTAATGCTCAAACACAATGGCATAATATTAAATTGCATTGGACAGTTCATCCAGATAGAGATCAAATATGGCGTAACGAACAAACACAATTATTAGGAGAACGCGGTGCGGCTCAAGAATGCGATTGTGATTTTGTTAGTTCAGGTCACACTGTAATTGATGGTAAAATACTTTTATCATACGAAGAAAAATGCTGTGAGCCAATTGAAAAGCGAGGATTTGACAATGGATATTGGGTTTGGGAATATCCTGACTATTCAAAAAATTATGTAGTTGTAGCTGACGTTGCTCGAGGCGATGCAGCAGACTGGTCTACATTTCACGTGCTAGATGTCGAAACCGTAACACAAGTTGCCGAATACAAAGGCAAGATCCCACCTAAAGATTTTGGTAACATGTTAGTAACAGTTGCAACAGAATGGAACAATGCTTTACTTGCCATTGAAAATGCAAACATAGGTTGGGCAGCAATTCAACCAGCATTAGACAGAAACTATGAAAATTTATTTTATACATATAAAGACGATGGATATGTAGATGTAGACGTTCAACTTCAAAAGGGATATGACATGAAAGACAAGTCAAAAATGGTTCCTGGAGTGTCGACAACAAGTAGAACTCGTCCATTGATGATATCTGCATTAGAAATGTATATGCGAGAAAACACACCGGTTATACGCAGTAAACGACTCATACAAGAGCTATTTGTGTTTATATGGTTAAATGGTAAAGCACAAAGTCAAGTAGGTTATAATGATGATTTAGTAATGGCTTTTTGTATAGGATTATGGCTCAGAGATACATCTTTAAAATTAAGACAACATGGAATTGATTTAAACAAGCGAGCGTTATCGCAATTTCAAAAATCCGACAATGTTATATATACCGCAAATAACAGACCCAAAGATTCGGGGTGGGATTGGCATAATAGTAAAGATGACGAAGATTTAACTTGGTTATTATAAAATTTGCTTGGATCTTTAATTAGTTATATTTATAATAAAAGAAATACATTATGGCGTCGTTAAGAAAACGTTTAAGAAATCTGTTTCGTACCAATGTTATAGTACGAGCAGTTGGAAAAGATAAGCTACGAGTAGTTGATACAAATCGATTACAGAATGGCGGAAACTTAGCTCATACTAAATTAGCAGACAGATATACCAGGCTTCATGGTTCAACTAAACACAAGGTTGGTGGACTGCATGGTGGGTATGACTCTAATTACTATATGCACCAAAATCGTATACAATTGTATACTGATTATGAAATGATGGACCGCGATCCAATTATTCATTCCGCATTAGATATCTATTCTGATGAGTCTACATTGGAAGACCAATTCGGAGATATATTGACTATCAAGACCAATGATAGCAAGCTGCAAAAAGTACTTTACAACTTGTTTTACGACATATTAAATATTGATTTCAATATGTGGTCATGGATTAGAAACGTAACAAAGTATGGAGATTTCTTCTTGAAACTAGATATTGCAGACGAGATTGGAATAATAAATGCACACCCACTTTCTACTTATGAAATTGAACGTTATGAAGAATATGATAGTGAAACTGGCGAATATGATATAAAGTTTAAACACATATCAACCGCAGAAGAATGGTATGATACTTTCGAAATTGCACATTTCCGACTGCTATCAGATTCTAACTTTTTACCATATGGTCGTTCCATGCTTGAAGGAGCAAGACAGGAGTTTCAAAAACTAACCATGCTGGAAGACGCAATGCTCATTCACAGAATAATGCGAGCACCAGAGAAGCGTATATTCAAGATAGACATAGGTAACATACCACCTAATGAAGTTGATACATTCATGGAACAAATTATCAACAAGATGAAAAAAATTCCACACGTCGATCAGAAAACAGGTAATTACAATTTGAAATTCAATCTCAATAACATGATTGAAGACTTCTTTTTACCGGTCAGAGGCGGCAATTCACAAACGCAAATAGACACACTACCAGGAATGACATGGACCGGTAC